CCGAGTTCGGGGTTGATTATTGCCCCTCCACCTTTAACCGCCGGGAAATTCCACCCCGGCAATGAAAGGAACCAAAGCCACGTCTATAACCATGGCCCCAGATCTGTCCACCGTGAAACTAAACTATAAGCGAGAAGAATCTTTGTCCTTCCCCTTAAGGTATATGTATTACCCTTAGGAGGTTGGCCATCGACTCTTAACGTCAAATAGTCTGTACGGTCTCTTAGAAGGCTAGTGTTCCAGTCTTCTAGAGTTGACAGAGCATCCAAGCGAGCTAGAAATAGACCGCTTGTCTCAGAGTGTTGAGTAACACCAACACTTGTCGCGTGATAGACATAGTAACCTTCTATGCCATGTCGCGCACGGCTAGGGGAGACTTCATCGAAATTACTGATGAAACCTCCATCTCCTAATTTATCGTCAATCTTCACTCGTAAGAGTGGAGGAAGACTACCAACTAGGAGTTTCCAAACAGGTCTTAATCTAGCATCACAACCATAGGTAGAATTTCGCCTATGAGCTAGACGTCGGATACTGTTGGCTAGACGATATACCCCAAAGGGGTGCTGAGCCATCTCCTTTAAGAAGATGGGCTTAACGTCAACTCCGTTCCAATAGTGAGAACCACAAGACTCTCGGAAATAACCAGTTGAGAAGGACTTCTTCTGGTTAACCTTGAATCCGAGGAACTCACTAAAAGAACTAAAGAGCTCATAACATTCTTTGGGAATAATAACATCATCCCCAAAGACGCTGACCCTAACGGGTACCCTAAGATACTCGCACACGACCGAAGCGGCCGCGTAAAAGATCAGCGATTCGAGGTCAAATGTGAATCCGTTCCCCATACTGGAGAACTTATTCCACAAGAGACGCCGTTCGTTATGAATACCGTAATGTGACCGGCACGCATCAAGTAGAGTTAGCCATCGAGGAGGTATTAATTCCTCAACAACCTTCCTACTTATGCTATCACTCGCAGACGAAAAGTCAACAGTAGCCATCGAGTCATCAACTGACGACACTTTAGCTAAACGTTGATTCGCACTCTGAGAGTTTAAGTCGATCCCATATCTAAAGAGGCGACGACGTATCATGAGACCAAGTGAAATCTGGAACCATAAATTAATTCCAGGCTCCACTGCAATCACACGATCAGTCTTAGCATCCTTAGGAACGGTGATTATAACATTTCCCACCCCGAAGGTCGGATAACTTGGGATAGTCTCCAAATGTTCCTGCCATCTCGGGTAAGCAAGGGGGAATACCCCCTGCAAAAGGGAAAACAGATCTCGCGTTATCCCAGTTTCACACTGGAACTTATTGACGGCCGAAACATGTTCACCCTTTATCAGAGTGGACACGCCCGGTCCCCAACGGCCGCGGTCGAATAACTCCTCAGTCGTCCAATCGCCAAGTATCTTATCTATTTTACAAGTCATTGCGTGAAGCAATGAAACGTTGGCCCCTTTATATAGGGGGTCAAGAGATAAGTTACGAAAACGATTGTTTGTCTGCTTACAAAATTCTTCAAATTCGAAGAATTTATTTAAAGCAACCTCTTTCCGATCCCAGTTCAACTTGAGAAAGTTGTTCTTTGAAAGGAATTTAGTTGCCGCGTAAGCATCCCTGAATTCCGCTGCACTGTTATAGTGAAGCGGGTTGCACTCGAGAGCTACAAGCTGCTCATACTCCTTATTCCTAAGGAGGATAAGCGCCGATAGAGAGCGAGGACAATCTAGGGCTGAGAAGAACTCTTCCGCTGCAAGCAGAGTAACTTTGCCTGGCACGCGAAAAGTTCGAAGGGACTGCAACAGCTCCTTCTTACTACGCTTATCATAAGACATAGTAGTGATTCCTTGGTTAATTACGCCAATGGAGCTTCGGTGGCTTGCCGGTCCTATAGTTTATACCCGAAACTAGCAGAAGAGGCCTCGTACATGTTACAATGAGGCATTCAAACTAGTTCCGTGTAGTCTACCTAGTATACGGGCTCGCCACTTAGAACTGCAGCGGAGAGAGGACTTCCAGTACCATCAGAAGGACTCGCATCCGAAGCAGTTATCGTGCTTGCGAAGAGGGAACAAGCCAAGTTGAACAACGCAGTCCGTTCAGCAAGGGTTGATCGCTCAGGCAGCATGAACTCCAGATTCATCGTGCAGTCGTACGCTTTCGTCGGAGCTGGTTGAATACCAGTTGACGTTGACGCAGAGGTCTGCTCGAGAGTCGGAACCACCAACTTTGCCTGCACTCGAGTGATACGTGAAGCCTTATTAGGCGCACGGACACTCAAGGTAAGCGCGGGGTAACCAATAGCGATACCGCTACTACGGTCAACCCACTTCGCAACACCAGGAAGAGTAAACCCTTCGGGGCTTAGCGTTTTGTCGACGCCTACTGTCGCACTAGTTGTTAAGTGCGTAGTTGACAGTATCGAAGACAATTTGATGTCAGCAATAGCTGGCATTTGTTTACCTCTTAAAGAGTTGATGTAAAAGTGCTGTTAAATTAGCAAGGTGCTCCTTGGAAAAGGGATTCTTAAAGCGAGGTAAAGCAATGCGCGGAAAGTCCGTAAGGACAAACCGATCACACTTTATATACTCGCGATTAGACTTCCGATTCCATGTTTCAATAACAGTAGCACCACCACTACTAACAGTACCTCCACGTCCGAAGTTTTCTTGTTCGAACCGATGGAAATTAGTCTGGCACCCTTTCTCAAAGACGAGACCTAAGGTCGCGTCCCAGGATTGGATCCAGTTTCCAATAGGTAAGAACCAGTCAACAACGAACGACCATGGAGTTAACTCCCAAGCAATATGGGCGGGATTGGTAATCCCAACCTGGCTTAGAGTCTTAATAGACTCTCCGGGAGTGGAATAGTATACCACCATCTTTACGGTATACTTGTACTTCCAGTTAGAGTATGACTTACTGAATGGGTTGTTCTCCACTTCAGTTACGCCATGCACTTCCTTAGAAGCACGAACGGACGTCCTTGATCGGATCTCTCTGAGTTGGTGCTGAGCAATCAATTCAGCGCTCCCATAGATATCTTGCAAGAGCGGCCGCCATCCATACTGTAACTCCAACCAGCCATGGCTTACAGCCGAGTCTGGGTCCTTGTGAAACTTCTTGACATATTTTCTGTGACGTCTGTCACTTACTGATATGCCAAGACTGCGACCTGCACCAACTAAGTTACCTTTCCTAAGATTGGTAACGCAGTCGGTAACCCGTACCACAGTATTGGTAAACAGGTTTACAGTTTGGTGCCTCTCAGCGTACACTTGGACTAAGTTAACCTTCTGGTCTTTCATATCCAAAAGGCACTTAGTTTTGCAAATGTCAGCCAAGTGCACCTTCTCTGCTAAGGTCGGTTCAACTATTTGAAGATTATCGATATTATCGTGGATATCTCCGATAGTAATTGCGGATTTATCACCGAAAAAGTCGATAGTTCTGACCTCCTTTGGACCTTTGAGGCCAGATTTTCTATGAAGGGTAAACGAAAAAGGATTCATCGGCAGATAAAGTCTCTGCTTCTTCCTCTTTTTCCGATCCCTCATGAAATTTGGAGTGGTATTACTTGTCCGTGTTAGGCGACGGAAACCCCAAACATTGTCAGTCTGAGTTCCCACGTTTGTTATGGAACCGGTTTTATTATCCCGGTCATAACTTTGCGAGAAACCTCGGAAATCGATGTTGTTGATGTACGTCGCCATAGTATAGACAAACTCCAAGAGTCTTCGTTAGCAGCAACCCTTCGCTGCGAATAGTTGAAAGGAGATAGTAGGACATATCTCCACTTTGTCCTATGATCTGGCTTCCGCCAGAGGATAGGAAGGTACGAGGATTTTGAACTATTCAAAATATCGAATAATTCTAATCAACGTCTGGTGAATGTCGTCGAGGGAAAGCACAATCAAGCATAGGATGGCGGTCCAAACTTTAATAGCTTTGGCAAACCTTTCCATGTGCTCGATAAACTTTCGGTCTTCTTCAGACATCAGACCTCCTAAGATAGCCAACGCCATCTTGGGACGTACCCTCTGGATCGCTCACCGGAGCAAAATGCTTCGGCATCATCCAGTGGGAGTATAGCGGATTCGAACAAGCTTGCCTAAAGAGGCAGTTATACACCTCTTCTGAACAAGCTTTACGGTCCGCATACTCTGCAAGCTTCTCAACAGGGACTTTTATACCCATGAAGACATCGATGAAGGTAATTGATCGGAGGGGCAGGTCGACTATATACAGCTTTTGAAACATCGACCAGCGACTCTTTTCTTTAGCTTCAATCATAATGCCTCCGTAGGTAATATACCCACCTGTTAAAACAGGAGTTGAGAAGTGTACAGATCGGAAGATCTGTACAAATAACAGCCAGCTGACAGTGAGAACTGTCAATTGTCTGTGCTTCTGTAAGTCCGTATGAGACCCTTTTAAAGGTAGCATACGTTGCATGAGAAAAATTCTCAGGCATATACAGAGGCCATTATCTCACGATAATGACAAGATACTCT